GGCCCGGTTCCCCATCGTCCCACCGGTGAAGCTGCCGGGACTGCAGCTCCAGGTGTACCTGGAAGTGGGCACGGAGCCCACGGAGCATGTGCTCAACGAACTGCTGGAGTCCGTCTCCCAGGTCCAGGAGGCCATGGGCCGGGGCCTGAAGCTCCTCCTGCTCCTGCCTCAGGCCGCCGCCCGGCAGGATCCCACCCTGGGAAAAGTGCTGGCTGCCCTTCCCGAGGCCACGGTGCTGGAAACAGACTTTGCCAGCGCCCCCCTGGACGCCATGGCCCGGGCCCTGTACGTAGAACCAGGCCTCTGGCCCCTGACTGTCCTCACCGATGGCCAGACCGCCTACTACGGCCACGCAGGCTACGCCGTGGGCACCATCCCCCTGGCCCTGAACCTGGTGCAGGCCCTGGGTGGAGAGACCAAGCACTGACATCCCTCAACCCCAATTGGCAGGATGTTATGAAAAGCACTGACTGACATAGAAAAAATTGGCGGCGGAGATTGAGATCCCCGCCGCCAGTATTTGATTCATGCGTAAATAGCCGCCGAAGAATTGAAAAAAACGCAAAAGTGGCTCCGCCGACTTCTCAAAAGTCAACGGAGCCGCTTTCCGTGCAGATGCAAATAAATGAAAATTACTTATTCCCACTCGCTGGCCGCAGTTTTCGCGTATTTACATGCTGTGCTTTTCACACCGCGATAAGCACCATATGTTGTGCCAATTTCGGTTTGTTTTGTCAAGTGCGAGATAGATAGCTACGATTTTGCTACGCAAGGAAGTCGCAAGTTTCCAGCCTTTACCACCTGCCGCCATCTTGCAACTGTGCTAAAATAAAAGCGGCCACCCCTGTCAAATGGCCACGAAGAAAGGTTATTGGTAGCAGCCCCCTCTTGGGGGCTTGCTATCATTTTTATTTTGCTGTTTTTTGTCGACAACCCTGATTATTGGTGATTTCTGTCGTAAAATCTCCCTATAACAACAGAAGGGAGATTAAATCATGGAACATACGAAAGTCATCCAAGACACGCTGCGGGAATTCGGCATCGGCAAAAATTACATCTCACAGAAACGAACTGTTGTTGCTATCCAGTTGGCACTGGAAGACGAAGACCGGTTACTTCGTGTGAAAAAGGGCGTCTACATACCAGCGGCAAAGCTGTGCAACTGTACATGGAACGCCGTAGAACGGAATATCCGTACGGTAGTTGAGAAGGCTTGGAAGGTGAATCGGGATGGGCTGATCAAAATGGCAGGGTATCCAATGAGTGGACCGCCTACTGCATCGGAATTTATTGAGATTATGGCCTATCACATACAGAAAACATTGACAGTCGGATCTCACGGCAAATAGAAAAAAGCCCCCTCCCGGCAGCCGAAACTGTGGGAGGGGGATAATTTTATGCCCAAATTACTTATTTGCCCATTGGTGGTACCGGTATAGGAGCGTCACCATCTCCTGCCGGGTCATCGGCTTAGTCCACGCATAGTCACCATTGCCGATGCCCTGGATCAGGCCCGTCTCCTTTGCCCAGGTTGTCGCGGCATCCGCATAGGCATTATGCTTGTCGCCGCTCCCAGTGCCGCTCATCAGGCCGCTTACCGCTGCGTCAGCCTCATCCTTTGCGATTTGCTGTACCTGCTCTGCCGTCACGGCGGATGCGGTGGGCGCTGCAGGCTGCGCCTTTTTGGCCAGGCCCGCCCGGGCGGCGATGCAGGCCGCCACAGCGTAGCCCACAGCCTTTGCGTAATCCTCCCGCAGGATGGTCGGCACGTCGTCAGGTGCATCCATAAATCCGTGCTCGATCAGCACGGCAGGCATGGCCGTATTGCGGAGCACGTAAAAATCCGCCGTAGTTTTGGGGCTGGCACGGTTGCCAGCCAGGCCTCCGGCGGCCACAATGGCAGCATATAAGGCATCCCGCCAACCGGCGGCAGCGGTACCCTCGCCCAACGAAAAGGCCACCACACCGCCGCCGCGGCCACCATTGATACCGGCATTGTGATGGGCGCTGTAGTAGAGATCAGCACCGGTAGCATTTGCTCGTTGGCAGCGCACCGACATGCCCACATCATCCGCGCCAGTGATATCATCCACCCGCAGAGTCTCAAAATCCTGATACTGTTTCGCCGCCTCAGCGATGTACCGGCACACCCGGTCATTGAGCCACCACTCCTGGTGCTGGCTGGGATCCAGATTTGCAGGCATACGGCGGCCCTCCGTGGGCAGCCCATGGCCTGCATCCAGGGCCAGCAAAAATTTTGTAGCCATAGCTTATTCCTCCTTTTCCGCCTTCTTAGTCAGTACGTCAATGGCTTTGGTAATCACGCCAGGCATAGGCACGCCCATAAGGCCGGCATTTTCTACGATGCTGATCAACTCGTTGGCAATAAAGCCGATGATCACCGCATCCCGGATGTAGCTGGTACCGATCGCAAGATCCAGCCGGTAGGCAATCAGCACAATCAGCAAGATCATGCCCTTGCGGCATAGGCCCTTCCATCCGGCGCGGCTTTCCAGCGTCCCAGAATCCGTCTTTCGGCTGGTGTGGAATACGCCTGCCACAATCAGGCCAGAAAGGTAGTCGATGCACATGAAGATAATCAGGGTAGTCATGGCGGCGTCCCAGCCGCCGAAGATAGATGCGATAGCGCCGCCAACGGTACCAATCACGGTACAGGTCAAGGTTTTTACATCCATGTTGTAGTCCTCTTATGGTATGTTTCTTGCCAAAATGTGTGTTATTTGCCGCCCCCGGCAGCCAGCAGAGCCGGATACATGACGGGGCTCATATGGCAGCCTCCGCCAGCTCCCACGCCTCCGGCAGCTCCGCCGGAGACCAGACAGTATTGTCCTGTTTGCAGAGGTACAAGCCGCCGTTCGTCCAACGCATATACTCGTCCGCCTGATAGGCATCGTGCGCACCGGTGGGCGCAACATAAGGCAGTGCCCACTTGGCCGACGTGGCGTGATACGGGGCCCACAAACTGTGGGCCACACCCGGTGCCCAGGTATCCCCCTGGTCGGTCCCATCGTGCGCCTGGCAGCAGCGCCAAGGCTGGCCGCCGTGCACACGTACATCGCCCACCGTGTAATTGTCAGGCTCCCAGGGCAGCAGTAACGCCATATCGGCAATCACATCATCTGCCGAGGCGGTGGGGGCTGCTATGCGGGCATCTTTGGCCGCGCGCCGGGCGATAGCCTCAAGGGCTTTGTAGATATCAGGCATTTTGCAGTCCTCCTTCAAGGGCCGCCAGCAGGGCGGCTATTTTTTCGGCGTCGGTGGGCTCCGGCGGGGGTACGGCGGCTGCTATCGCCTCCAATTCGGCGATTTTATCTGGAGTAGCTTTCCGGTATTCACCGTTGTCAAAAATCTTCATAATTATTTACCCCTTATCAAAATCTCCGTTCCTTCTACAGATTCATTCCTGAAGCCTGCAGATATGGTTATTCTGCTTATCTGCCCGCCGCTATCGACACACGTATACGCAAATGCATCAATATCTTTCAGGGCATCCAGCTCCACCTGCCCATAATAATGGGAGGTATTCATGCTATATGGCAATGACATAAGTGCATCGCTGACATGCACAGAGGATGATGTGCACTCACCAGTGAGAAAATTCATTTTCTCTCTTGAAAATACAAACCCATCCGGATGCGCCCGTCCAAAGCTACAGCCATTACGTACTAACGTTGACCCATCTGGCATTATCAGCGCAACGACTACGCCGATCGATGTAAGCCTGGTTGGTGAAAGATCTGGATTGCCGGGGATATAGGCCTGGGTATACAGCTCCCTGAGCGCAATTGGATTACCGTCGGCACCATGCGATATGCTAATTGCAGACACCGGCCTCAGGAGCTTGCCGCGATAGATTAGCCGGAGGCTCTTTCCAGCGGTGCCCGAGGTCTCCTCCAGCCGGGCCATCATCTGCTCCCACAGGGCAGGGGTATACTCCTGGGGTGGGGTACCCTCGATTCGCCCGTTTGCCGCAATCACCAGCGGCTGTTGCATGATGGCGGTAGGCCGGCGCTTGCCTGGCGCATGGCCTACTGCAGATATCCGCAGGCATCCTGGGCGGTCCAGCACTTCCCAGGGCACTGTAAGCACGCCGTTACTGGGCACCAAGGCAGACTTTTGTACCTTGTCGGCAGCAAATACCAGTGTGACGGTGTAGCCTGCCCAGCTATCATCAAGCGTCACAGTACAAGTTACCTCACCCACAGATCGGGATACCAATGGCTTGTCCGGCATGGCGGTCAGGGCTTGACCTTGGATATTGATTGCAATATTCGGCATCTGCTTACCTCCCTTCCAGCCTTTTCTTGATTTCCTGCATGATTTTCCGCTCAATCCGTACTTTCTGGGTATCTTTTGTGCGTTTTATAGCCCGTCGCATTACAAATTTGCCCCGCACATATCCGCCCTTCGGGCCAACGTACATGCCACCTTTGGGATCGTTGCGGCTGTAGACAAAAGTTTTGCCCTCCCAGTGGCCCGGCACAAAGTGGCTCCGGAATCCATACTCCAGGTGGCTGGCATAGTCCAGCGGATTGTAAAATCGGACGATGTAGCGGTGCCCGCTGCGCTTTGCAGCCTTGTCGCTCTGCCAGTTCCGGCGGTATGCGCCGGTGCTGACAACGTGATCATTCTTGCAGATCAATCTGGCCTGCTTTACTGCGTAGTCGCCTTCGCCAGCAGCAATTTTGCTCATAATTGCCGGTATACCGGCTTTCAGCGCCTCCAGCTGCTGGATGTATTGCGTTAGGCCATCTTTTCGCACACCCATTATGCCAGCCCCTCCTCCACTGCGGCCATTAAAGCAGTAGATGCTCCGTCCAGCATCCACCAACCGCTGTATCGTGCAAGCCACACAAATATATGCAGGCCTTTGGTCAGCGGGCCGGCACTGCCTGTAGTTGCATCGGATCCAATGATCGGCCCCTGGACGCCGTTAACCTTTAGTTTCGGTGCCACATGCGTATTGGCGTTCGCAAAGCAGATGATCACAACGGTCCCATTGACGATTTCCTGATTGATATAGCCTTGTTCGACCTTGATTTCCGCATTTGCAGCCGTGCCACAGTAGCCATCTGCGATTACCCCGCTAACTGGCGATGCTGGTGTTTCCAGGGTGTATTCCCCACCCCTAACCACAGGCACTTTGCCATTATCATCCTCGCCTGGGGCCGGCAGTCCTAGCCCATCTGCCCCCGGTGCTCCGTCCTGGCCATCCCGTCCAGCCTTATCCAGCAACACCCACACTGTCGTGGCGCTGCCAGTTGCATCGAGGTAAGCCAACAGGTGCAACTGGTGCAGCCCGGCAGTCAGCACCGCCGCCTCAATGGGCTGCAAATTCGGTCCCACAACGGATGCAGTGATACCCCCGGCTGATAGGGTAGGATTTGCAGCAGTGTTGGCATATGCAAAATTGGCGTATAGGGTAGCGCCAGGCCCAATGCCTGTTGTGCCGCTTTGCACTACCTTTGCCTGCACGTTGGCGGCTGTGCTGCAGCTACCCCCAAAAGTGATAAAGTCGCTG